ATCCTTCTGTGGAAGCTGTATTAAGAAATGACATTATTTCTCAATTTGCTAGAAAAATTGATAGCGTTGCTATTAATGGTGGCGGATCTAACGAGCCTTCAGGAATTATACCTGGTGTTGCTTCTGGAAACGTAGTATCTATGGGTACTAATGGCACAGCTCCAACATATGCAAAAATTGTTGATCTAATTAAAGCTGTTGATGTTTCAAATGCAATGGGCGGAAACCCATCATTCTTAACCAACCCTAAAGTTATTGCTGCTCTAAGAACTATAGCAAAACAAAGCGGTGGTGCTGAAGGCAACTTCATTATGGAAGCTGCAAGTGAAATATTGGGTTACAACGTAGCTTCTACAACCTTAGTTCCTTCTAACCTTGCAAAAGGCACAGGTTCTAATTTGTCAGCTGCTATCTTTGGTGACTTTACAAATGTAATGCTTGGTTTCTGGTCTGGTGTTGATGTTGTTGTTGATACAGCTTCATTATCTACTTCAGGTGGAACAAGGCTTGCATTTTTCCAAGACTTAGATGTTGCGATTCGTCACGACACTGGCTTTGGTGTGATTAAAGATATTGTTGCTTAATTAACAATATTGTTTTGGGTAGCCTTAATTGGCTACCCATTTTTTAAAGGAAAAAATTATGGAAATTAGAATTTTAAAAACAACACACGTTAGAGGTGTGCCAAGAAACGAAGGCGAAGTTGTAGAAGTTACTACCGCTGAAGCCAAACAATTTATTACAAGCGGAAATGCAGAAGATGTAAGCCATAAAGATAAGCCGCTTAAAAACAAATCAAAAAAAGTTACTAGCAAGAGATAACTATGCCAATGGAATTTAACAGAGATTTTGATGCTTATGTAAGTTCAAAAAGCGGAGCAATGGGCGAAGATGTAACCTATACACCTGCTGGCGGATCTGCATCAGCTATTACTGTTATTTTAAATCAAGAATATATTGATATAGATACAAGCAACCTTGGTGTCCAGGGCTATCAACCTACAGCATATGTAAAAACATCAGACATACCAAATATTGCTGTTGGTGATGCTATATCTATAGCTGCTTTAAAAACATTGGATGGCACTATTTATAAGCCTGCAACAAATTACAAAGTTGTTAATTATGAAAATGATAATACTGGTTTTACTTCATTATTGCTTGAGGTTCAATAATGGCACATGTAAGGCAACAAATTAGAGAATATTTTGGGACAACACTAAACAACCTGGCAACAACAGGCGCAAATGTTTATGAGTCTAGGGTATATACATTACAAGAAGATACATTGCCATCTTTGGTTATATATACAAAATCTGAATCTTCAGAGCCAATAGTTATTGGCACAGACAGAGTTATGAGCAGAGATCTATCTGTTGTTGTAGAGGCTTATTGCAAAGCTGTAAATAATTTCGACGATACGATTGACACAATTTGCAAAGAAGTAGAAGAGGCAATTGCTGCTGATAGGACTTTAGGCGGTTTGGCTAAAGATACCTATATTGAAACTACAGATATTGAATATACAGGCGAGGGCGATCAACCTGTTGGCTTTGTAACATTAAATTTTTTAACTAACTACTATGTCAAGGAATCAGATCCTGATGTGGCGGTATAACAGGAGACAATTATGCAAATGATTAGTCCAAATGGAAAACTTTCAATAAAAGTTTCACAGTCAAATGTGGAAGATATGTTGGGAATGGGTTGGAAGGAAGAAGCAATCCAGTCGAAAGACAAAAATAAATCTTCTTCTAAGAAAAAGCCGAAAGGCGAGGTGAAATAGAATGTCAACATTTAAAGGAAATGATGGTGTTATTAAACTAGGTGGATCTGGTGGAACTAACATTATTGGTGAAGTTAGGTCATATTCTTTAGAGCATACAGCAGACACCATAGAAGATACTGCAATGGGTGATGCTAATAGAACTTACAAAGATTCATTAAAGTCTTTCTCAGGTTCTGTAGACGTGTTCTGGGATGATTCTGATACTAATGGACAAGGTGCTTTTATTGTAGGAAATACTGTAGAACTAAATTTATACCCAGCAGGTGCTGGTGATACTTATTACAGTGGTTCAGCTATTGTTACTGGTGTTTCAAGAAGTGCATCATACGATGGTTTGGTTGAGGCTTCATTGTCTGTTCAAGGCTCTGGCGCGTTAGCAACTACAACAGCATAAAGCAATGTCAGTAATAGATAACGCTAAAAAGCACTTTGATAGCTTAGAGACAAAAATTATAGAAGTCCCTGAATGGGGTGAGGATGAAAATATACCGCTTAAGATTTATTGCAAGCCAATAACTCTTTCAGAGACTTCTAAATTTATGAAGCTAGCAAAAGATGATGATGTGCAATTGCTTGCATATGTTCTTATATACAAAGCACTGGATGAAGCTGGTGAAAAAATATTCACTATTGCTGATAAAAAAGCCTTGTTGGAGAAGGTTGATAGAGATGTATTGATAAGAGTATCTAGTGAGATGATGAATAACATGTCACAGGACGAAGTTAAAAAAAAGTAATAAAAGATAAGCAGTTATATGTCAAATATGCATTGGCTGAAAAATTAAATAAAACTCTTTTTGAAATAGAACAAATGACAGTAGAAGAGTTTCAAGGATGGTTGGCTTATCTTGAAATTAAAAATGAGCAAACGGGAAGATAATGGCTAAAACAGACATAAGAGTTAGGCTGCTAGGTGAAAACAAAACTGGCCAGGCTTTTAAAAAATTTAAACAAGATGTAGATAAAACCCAAAGCTCTTTAAGGACTTTGCGGAATACGCTTATAGCTGCATTTAGTGTTAGAGAGATTACCCAAGCAGCAGATCAATTTGTAAACATACAAAATAGAATGGGTGCTTTAACAGGGTCTGTTGAAGGTACTGCAAAAGCAATGTCAGAGATGAAGAGAATTGCCATAGAATCAAGAACTGATTTTGATGCTATAGGTACTTTGTTTACAAGATTGACTATTGCAACTCAAGAGCTTGGAGTTTCCCAGGATGATATTGCAAAAGCCACACAAACAGTTGCTAATACATTTGTTATTGCTGGTGCAGAATCTTCCGAAGCTGCAAACTCTGCTAGACAGCTTGCGCAGGGTCTGGCTTCTGGTGCTTTAAGAGGTGATGAGTTGCGTTCAGTTATGGAAAACAACGTAATTCTATCTAATTTATTATCAAAAGGTTTAGGTATTACAACTGGTGAATTAAAACAATTTGGTTCAGAGGGTAAATTAACAGCTGAGGCTATTTTGCCAATATTAATAAATGCTGTAAGCGAAACAAGTGAAACAGTTGATAATATGAGTATCACATTAGGCCAGGCATTTACAAACCTAAGAACACAATTTACAACGCTTGTTGGCCAAATTAATAATGCTACAGGCGCTTTTTCAATGATAGCTAGTGCTGTTAATATTATTAGCCAAAACTTAGATGCTTTATTTATACCAGCCCTTGTTGCTGTGATGGCTATAATTCCAAAACTAATTACTGGCCTAAAAACATTAATTGGTTTAGCAATGGCTAATCCATTTACACTTATTCTTGTAGGTTTAACAGCACTAGCTACCGCAATGTATATATTTAGAGATCAGCTCAATGATCTTTTTCAAGAATTTATACAAAAAACCTTACCAACAGCAGTTGAAAAAACTAAAATATTTTTTAATGAAGCGTTTTTAGCTTTTCAAGAAAAGTTTGTTATGCCTATAAAGCAAGGATTTACAAATTTTATTAATTTTATATTAGGTAAAGTAAATGTAGGTATAGCCAATATTAATAAACTAGTAGATAAACTACCAAAAAAAATAAAAGACAAATTAGGCGTAAGCAATATACCGCCAATAGATTTATTACCAGATGTTTCTAGTGAAAAAGTTACAGAATTAAAAGAAAAAATTGCTGGATATTATGCGGAAGTAGAAGACATAGCAAAAAAAGAAATTGATAAAAGCAACTTGCCTACAATTACGCAATACCTTTTTGGTGAAAATGTTGGAGCAGAGGGCGGAGAGGGTGCTGGCAAAACTACAAAGAAAATTACAGATTCAATAAAAACAAGTGTTGAAGATACAACACAGGTTGTAAAACAATTTGCAGATACTATAGATGGCAAACTAACAAGTGCTTTCCAGGACTTTTTTGATTCAACAAGCAAAGGGTTTTTAGACTTTAAAAACTTAGTTACTAATGTTGCAAATGCTGTAATAAAAGAATTAATAAACATATACATAGTTCAAAAATTAGTTGGGATGGTCAAAAGTGTTATATCTCCAGAAAAAGAAGTTACAGCTGAGGCAAATAATGCTTTAGGCGGTTTTGTTAAAAAGGGTCACACATACCTAGTTGGAGAGTCAGGCAGAGAATTATTTACACCAAGTGAAAATGGAAATATTACTAGCAATCAAGATCTTGAGCGTAAGAACAACACACAAACCAGTCCAGTTATTAACTTAAATATATCCGCTAATGACTCTGCTGGTTTTGATGATCTTTTAGTTAAAAGAAAAAATTTACTAGTTAGCATTATTTCTCAAGCAATGAATCAAAAAGGCAATGCAGGTTTAGCTTAATGAGTTTTCCAACAACAAAAAACCCACAATCAATAAGTATTAGCTCAAATAGGCCTAATACTACTTTTTATACACTTTCTGGTAAAAGAAGTGTGAATCAATTTGCAGCTCAATATTATACGTTGTCTGTAAATATGCCTCCAATGAAACAAACAACTTACCAGGAGTACAAGGCCTTCTTAATTTCACAAAAAGGCAGTTTTAGTACATTTACATTTCAATATCCAGTAGATAATTTGGGTGTTGATAAGGACAAAACAACTGTAGCAACTACATCAACAAATGCTGTTGGAGCTACTAGCATTGCCTGTGATGGATTTACAGCATCAACCAATGATGTTTTAAAGGGTGGTGATTTTATTAAGTTCAATGGCCATACAAAGGTTTATATGGTCACTGGTGACATAAACAGCAACAGTTCTGGTGCTTCTAGTGTATCTATTGAACCACCATTACAAACAGCAACCGCAAACAATGAGTCTATAACTGTTAATAAGCCATTATTTACAGTAGCTTTATCATCGGACGATGTGCTTACATCAACTGATGCAAGTAATTTTTATAGCTTAAGTTTTGATATAAGAGAGGTTTTATAGTGGCTAGAAATTTGCCCTCAAACATAGTTACACAAATTAATGAATCAAATATTAGACTTGCTTATTTAGTCAAAATACAAACATCAACAAGCATACTTTTAACAGATCATTCAAAAAATATTACGTTTGATTCAGAAAATTATATTGCAGATGGTTCTTTATCAATGACAGATCAAATACAAGAAAATAGTGATTTAGAATATTCAGACATAGGTTTGCAGCTTTACAACACAACCAACAGCATAAAAAATATTTTTTTAACAAATGATTATGTAAATAAAAATGCAATTATATTTTGTGCATTTTTAGATCCTTCAGAAACCATAATAAATGCATTTGAATATTTTAAAGGCACAGTAGCAGCAGCCTCAGTTTCAGATACAACTAATGGAATAGTTGTTGATGTGCAATTAGCCAATCAATTTAAAAATTGGGATATTGTCAGAGGTAGAAAATACACAGACCAATCACAGCAAAATTTATACCCTGGTGATAAGGCCATGCAATTTGCCCACCTGGCTAAAAACGATATTAAATGGAGAGCATAAAAAATGGATTTATTCAGCGCATTAAAAATATTATTTTATGTTGGAAGTGGAGTTGCATCATATAAGTCTTACAAAAAAGCAAAAAAATTAGAAAAACAAGCCAATCAACTTTTAATACAAAAGTATGGGACTGGCGGAGGCATACCTGTTTCTTATGGAACTAGAAGGCTTGCAGGAACTGTTTTATATGCAAATACAATAAACAATAGAGAGCTATTTGTAGTCTATGCTATTTCAGTTGGAGAAATACACAGCATTAGTAATATTAAAATAGGTGGCAGGTCAGTTGCAGACACATCAGTTTTTGATCATTTTATACAAAGAAATTCTAATTACTTTGGGTCTACGCAGGCTGAAATAGATAGAATACTAGCAAACCAAGATCCACCAAATAAGCCTAGAATGGTTTTTAATTGCCATATGGGTGAAGCAGATCAGGTAGCAGATCCAATGTTAGTTGGCTGTGTTCCAGAGTGGACTTCTGCACATAGGCTAAAAGGTATTGCTTATATTGCTTGTAATTTTGATTACGATTCTGGTGGCGGTATGTTTACTGGCCTTCCAGAAATTACATGTGATGTCCAGGGCAAAAAAATATATGATCCAAGGTTGGATTCTACTGTAACAAATGGCTCTGGTAGCCAAAGAATTAACGATCCGTCTACTTTTGCATTTACAAACAATACACCATTAGTTCTATTAGATTATTTGACTAATTCAGAATATGGAAAATCATTACCAACATCAGCTATTGATATGCAGTCATTTATTACTGCTGCAAATAAAAACACCACACAACAAACCTTTACATATTCTGCAACGCTGCAAAGTTTAAGCTCTGATGGTGAAATGCGATTTAAAAAGACTGCTGCAAATTTAGCTGTTTATAATAAATTAAAAGTTGGCAATCCAATTACCATTAAAATTGGATCTACAACTTACGCGTCTGGAACTGTAGTTGGTAAAACTAGTAACAGTAGAGCTGATAGGCTAGAAGATGCATATGATGAAAATCATAGTGAATATCAAGAGCCTAGAGAAACATTATATGTAATACAGTTAAGTAGCGGAGCTGTAACAACTGCAATTGCCTTTAATCCAACTGCTGTTAGCATTGATATAACATCCACGCAAGATAGGTTTCCTTTTAATGGGGTCATAGATACTGAAGAGACTGTATTTGATAATACAAAAAAAATATTAGCAAATATGCGAGGTATTTTTAATTACATCAATGGCATATATTCTTTAAAAATTGAAGACTCTGAAGCTGTAGCATTATCAATTAATGATGATGATATCTTGGAATCTGGTATAAAAGTTTCTATTGAAAACAAAGAGGAAAAATTTAATATTGTAGAGGTTGAATTTGCTAACGCTCAAAAGGATTATGAATTAGATACAGCCACTTACAAACACGTCTCAGCAACTTCTGGCCAAGATTATAAATACGATGATGGTGGTGAAGAGCTAAAACTTACAATTGAGATGCCATTTATTACTAATTATAATATTGTGTATCAAAACGCTAAGGCTGTTTTATTAAGATCAAGAAATAATAAAACTATTTCATTTACAGGCACGCACAAACTACTATATGTCAAAGTTGGAGAGCTTATATCAGTAACTAATTCAAGAGTTGCAATGTCAGCAGAGCAATACAGAATTACCAAAATGACTATAAATAATGATTTAACTGTAAGTGTTAATGCAGTCATTTATCAATCAAACATTTATGGCTATGTTACACCCCCAGATGAAAATATAGAAATCCCCGGGGACATGGTTGATTCGTTTAAAAGCGACACCCCAACTAACCTTAATTTTGTAGATAAAGACCCAACAACAGGAGTACAGCCTTACTTAACCTGGACAAACCCAACTACATATCCAGCATATGAATTTAGAGTTATTGTTAAAGATTCTAATGACAATGTTAAATATGATGGTAGAACTAAAAACAATTTTTTTAATTTAACAGGCTTAGAGGTTGATAACGGATATACGGCTGAAGTTAGATCATTAAATACTAATTATGTTGAATCACAGGCTGCTACATATAATTTTAATAATTCAGTACCACCAGTGCAAAATGATGATTTGGGAAGTGGATCTGTTACTGATTCTAAAGTTGCAGACATATCAGCAGATAAAATCGATACAGGTGTTCTTAATTTAGGGTCTGAGCCAGGTATGGCTGTAAGACAAACTAAAACTGGTTATACCTCTACAGCTACAGGTTTTTGGTTGGGTAATGATGGGGGTACACCTAAATTTAACATAGGCACTAGCACTAACTATTTACAGTTTGATGGTTCTAATTTACAAATTTCAGGAAATATATCAGCAACCACAGGTACTATTGGCGGCTTTGCTGTTGGTGTTAATTATTTAAGAGCAGGAACAGGCACTTCAAGAATATCTTTATCAACAGTAGATGGTATACATCTAGGAGATAATACTTTTGCTAATGCACCATTTAAAGTTGAATTAGATGGTTCTTTAACTGCTACAAGTGCAAACGTAACAGGCTCTATTACCGCCACTTCTTTAAATGTTACCAATGCAACTGTTACAGGAACGCTAGATGCAAGTGTGATTACAGTAAATGGAGAGGTTTTATCTACATTGGTTGCCTATGGCAGCGTGCCAGATCAAACTGGAAATTGGACTAAATTTACAGATCAGGTGGCTTTTATAAACAATGTAGATTTTGAAGACGCTGTTGTTTTTAATGAAACCGCAGGCTTTTTTGAACCTACAACTTTTGGTGATAATATTGATCTACAGGGTGAGCTTAAAGTTAATGGTGCTATAGAAGTAGTATCAAACACACCTTCTACTACAACAAACAAACTTTATAATTCTAGTGGCTCTTTATACTGGAATGGTCAAGCACTAGGAACTGGTACTGGTGATATTACAGCAGTAGTAGCAGGTACTAACTTAAATGGTGGTGGTACTTCAGGTTCAGTTACTTTAAATCTTGATTCTACCATTACAGGTAATCACACCTTTTCTAACAACCTAATTATCGGTGGTGACTTAACAGTTCAAGGCACTACAACAACTGTAAACACAGATGATCTAAACGTAAAAGACAAAAACATTACCCTCAACTATTCAACGGGTGATTCATCAGCTTCAGCTAATGGTGCAGGTATTACCATTCAAGATGCTGTAAGTGCTACCCAAGATGCTACGTTAACTTGGAACACAAGTAGTGATAGATTTAACTTTTCTCATGGTTTAGATTTTCCTGATTCTACTTTATTAGCATTTGGAGATGGCGATGATCTAAGAATACTACACAACGGAACAAACTCTGTGTTTTCAAACTACACAGGAAATCTTGATTTTAAAAACTTTGCAGATGATACGGATATAAGGTTTTGGTCTGATGATGGTGCAGGCAACACTGCTATATATTTTAGATTAGATGGCAGCCAAGCAACTGCAAGTCAGTTGATTACAAGATGGGATGATAATAGCCGTATAGCACTAGGTAGCACTAATGACTTGCAGCTTTACCATGATGGTAGTAATAGTTATATAAAAGAAAATGGCACAGGTAATTTGTATTTACAAGGTACGTCACTGGTTTTAACTAATTCAGTGGGTGCTAATTATTTGGTAGCTTATGATGGTGGCAGTGTAAATCTATATCATAATGCAAACCAAAAACTAGCCACGACATCAAGCGGTGTTGATATTGCTGGAAGTATTACAACTGATGGTATGACATCATCACAAAATATAACTGTTAACTCAGCTTCGGGAAGTGTAGATGCAAGACTTGCATTTAACAATTCAGTTAAAAATGCTTGGATAGGTATTCCTTCATGGGATGACGATTCATTAAGAATATATGGTACTAGCCCAACTACAGGAAATACTAATGAACCTGCGGCAATGTATAGAGATGGTGCTTGGAGTTTTTGGACAGACTATAAAAATTCATCAGGAAATGGCTCTACATCTACAGCATTATTTATATCTACTGGTGGTTCTGTAAATGTTGGTAGAGGTGATATTCAAATAGGTGGCACAACTGTTATAGATAGTTCAAAAAATCTATTAAACCTTGAATCTATAAAATTACTTGATAATAAAGAATTATTATTGGGTACTAGCTCAGATGTAAGATTCTTACATAATGGAACAGACACTCATATTTTAAATAATACTGGTGATTTATTTATAAGTAACTTTGCAGATGATAAAGACATTGTATTTAGAAGCGATGATGGTAGTGGTGGTGTAGCAGAATATTTTAGGCTAGATGGCGGTAATGGTTATCTTATAACTAGCAAACATAATCAACATTTAGACAATGTTAAGTCTATGTATGGTGGCTCTAATGATTTACAGATTTACCATGATGGTAGTAATAGTTATATATCAGAAAATGGTACAGGTAATTTAATATTAAAAGGTGGCGGACAAATACTATTAAAATCACCAGCAGATGAAAATATGATTGTTGCTAATGGTAATGGTGCAGTAAATCTTTTTTATGACAATGCAACCAAACTAGCCACAACCTCAACAGGCATAGACGTAACAGGAACAGTTACTGCTACAGGTGATGTAAGAGCAGATACACATTTTAATTCTACCGACACTAATGCAACTTTATCAGCAACAGGATCAGGCAATGTATATTTAAGACCAAATGGTAAATCTTCTACAACAGGTCAAGTACACATAGCAACTTCAGGTAACGCTACTTTTGCAGGAACTATTAATTCAGGTCATATAACAATTCCAAGTGGAACTGGTTATAAACAATCTACAGATATGCTTTATATTGGTGGAAATGGTTTAGATGGTGCAGATGCAGCGATTTATATAGGCAATGGTGGAAATGGTGGTGGTTTTGGTTATAGAATTTATTATTCAGGTGTAGGTTCAGGAAATCTTAATAAGTTAATTTTTAAATCAGAAAATGTTGGCAGTAATGTTGATATGCTCACCTTTACAGCAGATGGTAACGCTTCTTTCGCAGGCGATGTATCTTTATCAACTGGTGATCTTGCTGTTGAAGGCACAATAGAGCTTGGAAATAATTACATAATTCCAAATACAAATGGAACAGCAGGACAGGTTTTAAAATACCCAACAGCAGGAAGCTCAACCCTTGTATGGTCAGATATTGACGCAGGTGCAGTTACATCTATTTCTAATAACGCTAACAACAGAATCCTTACAGCGACTGGTGGGACTACTATAAATGGTGAATCAGGTTTAACTTTTGATGGTGCTACTTTAGGTGTAGTTGGTGATATAAGCCTTGGTGATAATAAGAAAATATACTTAGGAACTGGAAATGATACTGAGATATATTTTGATGGTTCTAATAGTTATTTTCTAGGTACTGGAAATACTTTTTATACAGGTGCTACTAGCGTAACTTTAGCATCAGGTATTGGCGTTGGTTCACAAACATATCTAACAGCAGATTATTCTAATGGCGTTAAGCTATATCACACAGGTGCTATCAAGGCGAAAAGTACAGCGACTGGTTTTGATGTAACAGGAACAGTTGTAAGTGATGGGTTGACTGTTGATGGTGTAGGTAGTTTAGATAACAATGGATTAAATTTAGAGTTATCAAGCTCTAACACAGGCATCATTTATGATGCACAAAATGGCTATCATACTTTTAAAAGAAATGGCACTAATGCACTACAGATTAATGGTGGAAATGGTGATATAGCTTTCTACGATGACAGTGGCACATCACAAAATCTCAAATGGGATTCTAGTGCTGATTCTCTAATTTTTAATGACAATGCAAAGGCTAGTTTTGGTACAGGCTCAGATTTACAGATTTACCATAGTGGTAGTAATAGTATTATTCGTGATGTCGGTACTGGAGACTTGCGTATACAAGGTGCAAATCTACAATTACTATCGTCTAATGGTAAAAAATATCTTTTTGGTGTTGAGGATGCTTACACAAAACTTTACTACAACAATGCAGAAAAACTAGCCACAACTAGCACAGGTATAAATGTTGTTGGCACAGTTACTTTTGATGGTGGTACTACATCTGCTAACTTAAACTTTGGCGATGGTGACAAAGCAGTATTTGGTAACTCTTCAGATTTACAAATTTATCACTCAGGAAGTCACAGCATTATTGCGGACGTTGGTACAGGTGATTTATTGCTTCGCGGCAACAACGCACGATTACAAAACTCTGATGGCAGTCAGACGTTTGTGCATGGGTTCCACAACGGCGCTGTTGAAATTTCTTATTCAGGCTCTAAAAAGTTTGAAACCACTAGCGGTGGTGCTTCAATTACTGGAGAATTAGATACTACGGGCAACATAGCCATTAATAAAGATGTGGCAAAACTTACCATTAACAACAATGTTTCTAATGGACAGGCAAGTATTGATATTAAAAATACAGGTCTTCATGCAAGGTATATATTAGATGGCGATGATCTGTTTAGAATTTATAATCAAACAAGTGGATTTGATACTTTCGCTGTTAAGTCAGATGGCGATTTATATATGGGTTCTACTAAGTGGTTTGATTTAAGCAGAAACTTAACCAATATAGGAACTATCTCTAGTGGTGCTATTACATCAACTGGAAGCACATCTGATAATACAGCAGACACACTAATTGCTAAAGATAGTTCTGATGCGACATTATTTAGAGTTAGAAATGATGGTGTTGTTTT